CTGGCATGGGTGCATCGTAGTCTGCTGATAAAATATCGGATTCCAGGGCAGTTGCGGAAAATAAGCCTACAAAGCTTATAAAGGACGCTATCACTAGCATCTTTCAAGTCCGCGGTAGCCAGGGATCTGTCAATTGACCCTCGAAGAGCCAAGTTTTGGTTTTGTCCTTGGTCAGTAAACTGAATACGACCGCCGGTTATCCTTTGCAACACGGTTGAAATCGTGTCGAAGAAAGACATCTGAGCTCTAAGCTCATTCAAAGGTTCCTTGGATATTATCCTCGGTCCCCGAGAGTCTTTCGGGACGAACAGTACCTTGCAGGTACGGTTACGGGATGTCTCGGAGGTTATGGTCTCGTCTGATGACGGGTACGATTTGAAGTACCCCGACCAATGCCGGAAATCCAATGGTACACCTGGTAGGCGATGTGAGAAAGGGAGCTGTTTTCGGACGTAGAACGGGATATCCCGCACAACGCCGTTACAGACCTTAGTAACCTTCGTTTCCGAGCCATAAAAGGCACCAGGGGTGTATCGTGGACGATTCGCCGCAAGAATGTCAGGCGCCGTGAGGCGCGCGACATCGGGATAGTGAGTCTCTAGATTTTTCCGGAGACGTTCCACCCAGTTTGCGTCGAGGGTGCTCTCATTAACCGCGAGTTGATCCTCGTGGCTGACATACTTAGCAGCCGCCTTGATCAAATCGCCCGATGAAAAAGATAGTGCGAGCTTATACAAGTATTCGCACATCTGACGAACTCTGCGAATAGCAGAAGGATTGGGGTCCTTACGGAGCAATCCCTTTTCGTCAAAAATCTCACCGAGCAAACTGCCAAATACGTGCAGAGAGCGACCTTTCCATGCAAAGTCTGTAGGCCGGTTAAACCAGCCTTCTTCTGTACCTAACAGAACAGACTTCGACAACTTGGGAAGTGTTTTTGTGAGAAAGGGTACGCCTTCGGCGCGTAAGCGCTTCAGGATGTATCCAGTCGTATACTCATCAAGATCCAGATCTCCCGCCAGTCGTGTGACTATGCGAGTGAATGAAATCTTAATGACCTTGGGTTTATCGAAACCTATGGACATTTCGATCCTCCGCTCCTTTCAGTTAAGTAGGAAGCGGAGACGCGATCGTTAGGAAGCGCCGTTCAGAATCAAATTGAGATTCGAAGCGGTGATCAAGGTACTAAGGTCAGACAGCAGGACATCGATGTCCGCAGCTGTATAACCTGGTTCGACACTGAAGGTGACAGTCGCCTGTCCACGTTTTGTAGAAG